ATTAAATTTATTGATTATTTTATTAAGTGTCTTTATCTTGGTTCTATTTCCCTCTAATAATGCTTGTCTTTTTAACTTAGTAAAGAGTTTATTTACTTCCTCTTTTTGCGTAGGAGGTATATTCTCTCTTGATTCTGGACCATTATCCTGAGGTGGTTTCCCTGGCTCTCCACCCTCTTCTGGTGGTCCTCCTGGGGGAGGTGCCCCACCTGGAGGAGGCATTCCACCACCCATTGGGGCTCCTGGCATTCCACCAGCCATCATTGGATTCTGGGCCATTTCTTCCATATCCTTCTCTAATTCATTCTTCATGTCCTCTATTTCGTGGTCAGACATATCGTAGTATTCCTTGTAGATATACTTTTTAGAGAATAATTGAAGACCTAGTACCTGCTGAACTACTTGGGCCTTTTGACCATCAACGTCCAAACGACGTTTAGTATACATGTCAGATGGATCAGGTAGGGTAATTCTAAGATCATTTATTAGGGACTGTGGGAAACCTTTAATAGCTAAGTGTCTTCTAGCTATAGTTTCCAACCCTACTGAGAAGTCCCTTTGGACTCTTGAAATAACCTTAGCAAACTTAACATCCAATTGGGACAGGTTAGCTTTGCGTTCTGGGGACTTATCGAATTCAACAATATAGTCCTTAGGTATCTTTAGGCAGGCCAGTAGCTTGTCTCGGAAGTACTTAACGTCATCTACTTCACCCAGGTTTTGGGCACCAGGAAGTACCTCTATTCTTGTTTCTTTGTCTCCTCTGTGCGGAATGAAGAAGTCTTCGTCAAATGATAACGGATTAATCTTCTCATCAAGATTACCAGTAGAGGTACTATAGGATTTATCCTTCTTAAAGCGTCTTTTTACTTTTTCTATGAATGCTTCTGCCTTGCTAGCAGGCAGAGTTCCAGTATTGATATAGAATACTCTACGTTCTGGGGCTCTTGAAAGACGATAAACAATCATAGCGTCTTCCATTAGTTTTAAGGATCTAAAGATCCTTATAGCTAATGATCCTATACCTCTACCATAGGGGTAGAACCTAGGATCACTTGTATGTAGTCTGAAGTGAGTAATTTGGTTCTTATCCAATGCAATGAACTTGCTCCTACCCATAGTACCAGCAGCAGTACCGAAGGCAGACCAATCTCCAGAACCTCTTTGTGGTAATTCCTGTAGGAAGTCTGTTAGGTAACCATACTCATTCTCAACCCTGTAAATGAAGTTAGGATTTAAAATCTTTAGTCTTTGGATACCATACTTAGGATTATTGAGGTCTACTACCAGTTCTGTAAAGCAATCCCCGTACTTGCACATATTACGGGCAATATCCCAGTAGTACCTATCTAGCTTAATTTGGTCGAAGCATCTTTCTACTTCTTCTATTACCATTTTGGATTCTGAGTCTATAACCCACTTACGACCACGAATATCCAACTGAGTACAATCATCAGCATAAATATCAAACGCAGCACCAATCTCAGGGTACTCATCCATGCTCTCGAATTGCCCATAACGACTCTTTCTATTGAATTCTAGTTGGGGGATAATAGGGTTTCGTATTACATCTCCCCCAGCCATAGTACCATCTCCACGTATAACTTGGTCACTTACTACTGCATCCCCACCTATTGGGTGCATAGGTGTAGGACCTGGATTACCCTGTTGGGCAACATAGGGTTGTGCTTTAGAGGCAAAGAACCTTGAGAAGAACTTTCCAAAAGCACCTATTGGATTGAACCAAGGGTTAACTGAAGAATCTATTGGGTTACCAAAGGAGGTTTCTCCCATCTCGTCTAATCTTTTATCTTTTACTTGCTTAGTAGCCATTTAACATCCTCTAAACTAACTCCATTAAAGTACTTGTTGGAAATGTATTTATCTCCACCAGATACATTATCCCCAGCAATTATGCCTAAGGGTTCCTTACCATAAGTAGTACTAATTCTGGACATAATCATTGGAGACTTTTCCAGAACCTTGTTTATACCATGAACTGCTGTCTTTAAAGCACATACCAAGTCGTCATTCTGACCTGAATCTGCTTCTGGTCTTCCATTCTCTGTAATGATGAAAGTAAAGAGTTCTCGGATTATTCTCTCTGATCTAATTATAACTCTCTTGTTTCTTACAGCCTCTTCCATGTCAGCTAGCAATTGTTCATTATTACTAGCTGTAACCTGTAGACCAGGATCCCCTTTTTCATCCACCCATACATTCTCATACTCTTCTAGATTAAGCAAGCAGTCAATGAGATTGTTTCCAATAGTATTTCTTTCGGGGATAATGACAGCAATATTATAAAGGTTTCCCATCTCTGCTAGAATATGGGCAAAATCGTTTATTGGTGTTTTATTGGAGTAGAATTCTGCTACTTGATCTCCGTCATAAAGATCAAATACCACAGCAGCAGAATAATCTAATTCTCGTCCTAGAGATGGGTCAGCACCTATTATGTACTCGTGCAGGGGCTCTGGATCCTTCCACACTCTTAATCTGTTATTGTACTTAATGAAGTAGTTTTCGTCTTTGTTCTCAAACAATAGCTTTAAGATGTCAGGATCGACATAAGTATCCCCAGTACCTAAGAACTCCTTTTCAAATTCCTGTCTCCAACGCTTAAGACCAATGTTCTTCTTGGTAGTTTCCTCAAATTTGGAAACATCAAAAGTAGGTTCTCTTTCCCTTAGTGCTGCGTATAGATGCTCGTACTCAGGGTTGTAGAAATATTGTGGGTGTTCCTTCCACTCAATATCAATAACATTAAAGTCATTCTTACCTTGTAAAGCTTCTGTATAAAGATTATGATAAAAATTACCCATCCCGTTAACAGTAGAAAGGACTAAAATCTTACCACCAGTTGAGATAGTAGGATAAGCAGCAGCCCAGATATCATTAATATATTCAATGAACGCTGCCTCATCGAATATAACTAAGAAACCTGAAAGACCTCTACCTGAGTTCTTAGCTGAAGGCTTGGAGGTGATTTTACTTCCAGTAGATAATTCTAGTGTGTGCTTGTTATCTCCACCCTTAACTTTCTTAGGTTTTAAGAAAGGAGGAAGCTCATCATACATAACCTTAATACGGTTAAGGATTTCCATAGCTTCCTTATCCCCAATAGACATGCAGGTAATTTCCTTGTGTTTCTGGAAGATTATGATCCATACGGCAAAGGCACAAGCTAAGGTAGTACATCCAGCCTGTCTAAACTTATTAAGAACATTAAACCTGTGGCTAACTAAATTCCCAACAATTCTTTCTTGAAATGGGAATAACTCAAAAGGTACTAACCCTAATAAGGGGTGTACAACCTTAATATAGTTTGAAATAAAGTAAATAGGATCCTCTTTACACTTGAGGAATTCCTGTTTAAGTTCATCCCTAGACATCTCTTTCCAAGGCTTAATTATTTCGTTTTTGTCCATCTTATAAACTGAGTGACCTTCTATTATTCTAATATGGATAAAGAGATTAAAATAGGGGCCATGATATGTACTAGATCCGAGAACTTTAGTTCCACAACTAAAGCATTACTGTCGTACTTATCTAGGGCTAAAGTACAAGTTAAATTACTTGTAAACAAAAAATCTATATTTGAAGCCTATGAGCAGGGGTTAAATTTATTTAAAGAGGATGGATACGGCCCAGACGACGTATTAATCTTATGCCATGACGATATAGAGATTTTTAATGATCCTATGCACCTTCGTCGTATTATGTACGAAGTGTCCTTAAACGCTGAAGTAGGGTTTATTGGCCCAGCAGGAACCCTTTATCTTGGTGAGGATGCTACTTGGTGGAACCATGAAAACTGGGCTAAAGGACTCCATAGTGGATTTGTAATGCATGGTGACCCCTACAAGCTCCAGAGTACGTACTATGGAAACTACCAGGAAGTAGTTGTCTTGGATGGGTTATTTTTAGCAGCACCCATTAGGGTTCTGGAAAAGATAGGATTAGAGAAACCAGAAACTTTTGAAGGAAATTGGGATTTTTATGATCTAGAGTTCACTATGAAAGCTAGGTCAAGAGGATACAAGAACTATACCAAGCCTATTTTACTTAGACATGAATCCTTTG